TGATGGCTGGAAACGATAAATCAACTGGCGAAAACCCCAACGATCAGGCCCCTACTCTTGAACAACTGTTGCAAGTAATAAGTTCTGGTGGTCAACAAAGTGGTGCGAACTATTTGGCTGGTTACGGTTTCCCGTCGCGCATAGTTAAAGGCACAGCACAAGGTATCGCTGTTGATCCAAAAGATTTTGAAACCGGCGGTGGTGGTGGTGCTGGTCGTAGAACTGTTTATCGAGGCCCATTGTTGGTTGACGAAAACGGTATCGTTACCCGCCCACAATACGATTTATCTCCGTTAACTGACGCGAACACGATTTTGTTGGAACTCATCAAAGACCCAACCCAATACAAGTATTACACAAACCTGTTACAAACACGCGGCTATTACGGTAACTCAAAACCGAGTACGAACAGGGTTGATTCGGTTGATCGTAGCGCGATGGCAGAGTTCTTAAACAATGTTGCGAACGCTAACGGTGTTACCTATAAGACTGCTTTTCAAATTCTTGAAGGCACACCGCAAGTAAAAGGTGCGGGGGGTAAAGCCCCATCGGTTCGTGTTACTTCACCAGATGATCTTAAGGTTGTGTTCCGTAAAGCGTCAACGGATTTGTTGGGTTATGAAGTTGATGATGCGATGGCACAAAAGTTTGTTAAAACATATCAACAGATGGAGATTGCTGAAGGGCGCAAACAGGCTGCTGGTGGCGTATACGAAGCGGCTGCTGCACCTTCGACTGTTGCCGAACAACAAATTCTTCAACAGTTCAAACCTCAAGCACAAAGTTTTGCTGCCGGTAATTATGCGCAAATCATGGATGCCCGTATCAAAGAACTGGGGGCGTGATGGCTGAGAAATCTGCGTTTGAAATTCTTAAAGAAGCAAAACAAAAGTTTTATGCTCCGCCAATGGCCCCGTTAAATTGGCAGAAACCTGCGACTGTTCGAGTTGGTGCGTTTGATTTAACAGAAAAAGAAATTGATGAACTTATCGCGGAGTTTGAATCATCTGCGCCTAAGGATGTCAAGTCTGGCAAAAATAAAGGTTTGGAAATAACTTTTTTGACTAAAAGCGTTAATAAGGTTTTGAGTCGCAACAATGCAGATAATACTGTTGCAAGTGATTACGAGTCGGCGCGAAAAAGATTGCAGTATTTACAAAGTATTACTTCCAGAATTTTGTCTGATGGTTCGCTTGTTTATTTTGTGCAGGATGGTGAACGTACTGCGAATTACACGCCAGAAGCTTATAACAAACTTGTGTCTGATGCTGAAGCAGCAGTTAAAGCACTTGAACCGAAAACTACGACAGCTTTGCAAGGGTTTGGTCCTACTGCAAAAACATATCCGAACACCCCTGAAGGCAAACTCCAACAACAACGCGATCTTATCGTGCAAGCTCTTGCTACGCAAAACGAACGTTTAAGTAACCCTCTTACATCGGTGTTAAACAAAAATAGCATTGTTAAAGAAATCAATAAATTAAACCAAGATTTAATAAACATCGATAAACAAATATCTTCACCAAGCACAACAGCGACTACGCCAACGACTGCACCAGGCACTACTCCAACCACAACAACAGCAACTACGACTACACCGCCGACTACGACCACGACCCAACCCGTTGCCGGCGTAAAGGTTTATACGCCTGAAGAAGTTAAATCAATGTTGACGGCTAAACCGGTTGCTGGTGGTGGCACAACAGGTGGCGGTACTAAACAAACTGTTGTTATTACTAAGGCCCAGGTTGATGCAAAACTTGTTGAACTTGGTTTGGAAGATACACCAGCGAATCGCAAAACTGCTCGACAAGCATTGAAAGCAGCTAAGCCTGTTGCGGAAGATACTTCGTGGGAACCGACATTCAAAGAAAATTACCCGCAATATAATTGGATGTTTACCGACTTGGATCGCGTTAAATATGCTGATGTGTTTGATTTATTCAAAGCGGCGGTTCAAACAAAACTAACTAACGAAGAATTTGATCGACGTTATATTGGTACTTCTTTTTACCGCGAACTTGCAACTAGTAAAAAAGGTCGAGAGTTATCTGCTGCTATTGGTAACTTTACTTGGGGTTCTGGCCAGTTAGCAAAGTTTTTGACGAAAGCTACCCAATATGGTTACGAGGGCGAGAACCTTAAACAGCAGGCATATAAAGAATTGTTCAGCAAAGTTGACGGTAAATATGTTAACGATCTAGCAATCAAAGAGGTTCGTGCTTCTACACCGTATTTAGCTTTGAAAGATATTGGTAAACAATACTTTTTTGATTTTGCTGATTCGCAAATTGAACAGGTTTTGGCTGGTACACCGAACGCTGATGGTGTGGCTGTTTCTCGTGACGATTTGATTCGTAAAGCCCGTCTTGCTGCGAAGGCGACGTATGGGCATTTGTCGGAACAGATTGATGCCGGTTTGACGTTAGAGGATTTGTCTGCTTCATACAAGGAAAAGGCTGCGAAACTTTTGGAGCTGGATCCAAACACGATCAATTTTGCTACGGACTTTAGTGATGCTTTGAATTATCGTAAGGATGGGCAGCCGCGTGTGTTGTCGATGTCTGAGTGGGAGACTGAGTTGCGTACTAACGATAAGTACAAGTATTCGTTTACTAAGCAGGCTAATCAGGATGCTACGAGTATTGGTTTGGCTATTGCTCGTGCGTTTGGAAAGGTTCAATAATGTCTGATTTAGGTAGTTTCACTTTTCCTGATTTGGGTATCGAGCCGCTCACACCTGAACAAATAGCACAGATCGAAAATCCAAACACTACAACTGTCGACCCTACTACTCAAGGTCGTGGACAGTTCACCGCCGAACAGGCTGCCGCCATTGACAAAGCCGCATACGAAGCAGCGGGTTTTTCTGGTGACACAGCAACAGCGGACTATATTCGGCAACTTCAAGCAGGCGCTTTAGGTGGTGGTGCGGATACACAGGCTGCGTTAAACAGACTTATCGCTGAAGGTAAAGCCCGCAACGTTGCTACTTATGGTGTTGAAACAGGCGACGATGGCAAAGGTGGCGGCGATGGCACAGGTGGCGGCGGTGGCACAGGATTCACGCCTTCTAAAGATGCTCGCAATACAATCAAAGCCGTATTAGCAACCTACGGATTAGGCGATCTGTCGGACTATTTGTATGGTGTTTATGCTAAGGGTGAAGTAGATATCAACAACCCTGACGCACTCATTTTTGCTATCCGTGGACAAGAGGCATATCAGAAACGGTTTGCTGCGAACGCGGCACGAGCCAAAAAAGGTTTAGCCGAACTGGACCCAGCATCTTATTTGCAACTAGAAAACAGTTACCGTCAATTATTACAATCGAACGGTTTGCCGCCAGGGTTCTATGACCAGACAGAAGATTTCACCGCACTACTTGAAGGCGACGTGTCACCACAAGAACTACAAACCCGTGTACAAGAAGGCTTTAGAGCCGTACAAGATGCTGACCCTGAAGTTAAACGCCAGATGCAAGAACTCTATGGCGTGAACGAAACAGGTTTGGCAGCATACTTTTTGGACCCAGAAAAAGCCGCACCAATTTTGACCCGTCAGGCTGAGGCTGCGAAGATCGCGGCACGAGCCAAAGAACAGGGCAATATTCAACTGTTGTCTGCTACTGCTGAGGAGATCGCTGCCCGTGGCATCACAGCACAGGAAGCCAAAGCAGGGTTCACGGCATTAGGTTTGCAAAAAGGTTTGTACACCGAGATGATGGGTGAGCAGGCTTTGACACAACAAGAAAAGGTTGGTGCCGCACTCGGTTACGATGTTGAAGCGCAACGTAAACTTGCTGAACGCAAAGGTATCCGTAAAGCAGCGTTTCAGGGTGGTGGAACGTTTACTAGAACAACAGGCCAAACATCCGGTACAACCCAAACCGGTTTGGGTGTAGCCGAATAATCTAAACACTTGACAACCACCCATAGTGGTGATACAGTCACAGGTATCCCATTAGGGATAACCGTCGGACCCCCCGATTTCGGCGTGTACAACAGGGTGAGATTGCAGCCATTTGGACTCCTCTAGTCCAAGTGTGGGCAGAAAGAGTGGGTCATGTCAGATACGAACTACGAGTTTGAGGAAGACGCAAAGGACCAGGTAGAACGGAATCCAGTACGCGCACAGCTTCGAAATCTTGAAGCCAAGAACAAAGAACTGGAAGCCAAACTGTTACAAGCTACAGAGGCGCAACGCAAGTTGGCATTTGTGGAAGCGGGCGTTGATTTGAACGCTCCGGTTTCACGCTACTTCGTTAAAGCCTATGACGGCGAAATGACAGCAGAAGCGATCCGCCAAGCCGCACAGGAAGCAAATCTCATCGCAGGTACGCAACCGAAAGCCGAAATTCAAGCCGAACAAAAAGCTTGGGATAGGGTTTCGAAAGCAAAAAGTTTCGGTGACGCAAGCGATCCTGAAGTGGACTGGAATACCAAAATCCGTAACGCGAAGAATCAAGACGAAGTTATGCAACTGCTGGCCCAGGTTAACCAACAACAAAACATCTAGCCTCAAAGCAAGTCTTTGGGGAGAAAGACCCTAAAGGTCATGGCAATTACACAAACAAGTTCATTATCAGTCGATCAGGCGGCGTTTGACCAGATCGCGTATTTCGCACTCCGTTCAGAAATGCTTTTTGACGCAGCAGCAGACGTACAGCCTGTCGCACAATCAATGCCTGGAACATCAGTCGCGTTCACGATTTTCTCGGAACTCGCAGATGCAACATCAACACTCAGCGAAACAACTGACCTCACGCCAACAACAATGGCAGACAGCCAAGTAACTGTCACTCTTGCTGAGTACGGCAACACAGTAAACACAACAGCGAAACTTCGTGGAACTTCGTTTCTTGACGTTGATGCCGTTGCAGCAAACCTCATTGGTTACAACGCAGGATCGTCAATCGATACTGTTGTCGCCAACGTTTTGAAGGCCGCAACGAACGTGATTTACGGTGGTGGCGGTGCAACAACTCCAACATCAAATGCAACAGTTCAAGCAGAAGACATCGTTGAAGCCAATGACGTTCGTATCGCTACAGCACAGTTGCGTGGTTCAAAGGCACAAACGTTCAACGGTATGTACATGGGTTTCATTCACCCAGACGTGTCGTACGATCTTCGCCGCGAAACCGGTGCAGCATCTTGGCGTGATCCACACAATTACAGCGATGTAAGTGGCATTTACAACGGCGAAATCGGTGCGTTTGAATCCATCCGTTTCATTGAAACACCTCGCGCACCATTGGACTTGACTGGTGGATCAGCTTCAACAGTTGACCTCTATCAGACAATCATCATGGGTCGTCAATCGTTGGCGAAGGCACACAGCATCACAGACGGCAACGGAGCATATCCGAAGGTTGTTCGTGGTCCAGTAGTGGATTCGTTGATGCGTTTCAATCCGATTGGTTGGTACTGGTTGGGTGGCTACGGAATTTTCCGTCAGGCAGCGATTCGTTTGATCAACTCGTCTTCTTCGCTTGGTGGCGCATAAACCCCATCTAGTTGAAGTAATTTAATAAATGTAGGGCCAGGCATTTTTCCCCTTCTTGCCTGGCCCTACTTTTGTATGGTGTATGATGTATAGTGTCGTCTGAAAGGTTTTTATGTCTATTTCAAATTATGCTGAATTAAAAATTTTGGAACACACCACAGGTAAAACTGCGTGGACTATGCCATCAACAACGTATGTGAAATTGCATACTGCTGACGCTGGTGAAGACGGCACTACTGCTGCCGCCGCTAACACGTCACGTCAGGCTGCTTCTTGGGCTACTGCTTCGTCAGGTTCAATCGCAACATCGGCGACAATCACTTGGACAAATGTTTCAACAACGGAAACATATACACATTGGTCGTTGTGGGATAACTCGACTGCCGGTAACTGTTTGTGGACTGGTGCTTTGTCGTCGTCTGCTGCTGTAACTGCTGGAGATACTTTTCAGATCACTTCGCTTACGCTGTCTCTCGACTAGCCGGTAGGGGAATAACCCCTTATGGCACAAACAGCGGTCACGGGTTTTACTGAAGC